CTTTATATCTGACCGAGGTTTTTACGCAAGAGAATAGGTTGGTCCGCCGGTCGGAAGACAGTCACCGCTGTCAGTAGCCTTGTATCCGTTGGGACACTTTGGTCCGTAATTTCCAAAGCGCTCACGAGCGTTCCAGTAGAAATACATGACCACGGACGTGACAACCGAAAAGAGCACGGCGTGAACTACCAGAACGGTGGCTTTGGTTCCTCCAGGTGGAATACGAGTGAGAACGCCAGGCACGAAAGCTACGAAAAGTACTGCAGCTATAATGCTACTAACGAGTTCCATTTACTCTTTGATATCCGAAGATTTCTTTGAGCACGCGGAACAACTCGGCGTAGCCACCTGGATTTTCGAGTAGTTCACTGCTACGAACATTCCCACTGCGATCAAGGTTAGCACGATCCACGTCCAGTTCATTTATTCCAATAAGAGTTTTCATTCAAAGGCCGAATAACATACAGATGGGTATTCCATTTTACTTTGCTAGCTTAATCAAGTCCCACAGAGGCATTACACGCACAGTGAAACAACGTCAAGATGTCGACGTTCTGGGCGTGGACTTCAATTGTCTCATTCATCGGTATTTGAAGGAGGATAATCCAGTCGGGTCCGTCGTGGATGCGTTCGCACACATCATGGACAAGGTTTGTCGTCCGAAACACGTTCTTATTGCGATGGATGGAATTGTTCCATACGCTAAGATCGTTCAGCAGCGATACCGACGAATGCGTATTAAGACGGAAGACGATAAGGGGTTTGACCGCAACCAAATTTCGCCAGGGACTCCTTACATGAAGGAGCTGGAGGAGGCACTGCGTCAGAGGTTTCCGTTGGCTCAAATCAGCTCTACACTGGAAGAGGGTGAAGGAGAACACAAGCTTTTTCATATGATTCGGAAACTTCCAGAGTCTGATCGCAAGAACGTATGTATTTATGGTCTTGACGCTGACTTGATTTTGATTTGTCTCCAGCATGCTTCTGTGTCACAACAGATGGGTCTCTTGCGTGAGAGCGGAGAATTCAACGACCCGAAACTAGCTTCTGCAGAGGTTTCAGTTCTGAGCATTCAAGCCCTTCAAGAACAAATCCCTCTACCGATTCCGCAATATTCGGCCCTGATGATTTTGTGTTTCGGGAACGATTTCATGCCAAACCTGGGTATGTTTTCATTGAGAGAGGGAGGATACGAACGGGCGTTGGAAATTTATGAGAATGCCGGTAATCCAGATTTGCTTACGTTTGAAGGTAGGGATGCGTTTTTAGATACGGCTGAAAAGGTGGAGACGCGCGTTCTAAAGGAACGGATTTCGCTGCGCAAACGTCCAGAGGAAAAGGCACTTATGGGAAGAGACGGTTCTGCGTTTGAACGTCAATATCGTCTTCATATTCTTGACGGCGTTCAGTCAACGCAAAACGTCGTTGACGCATTCTGGAAGACGTTTCACTGGACACTCCACTATTTCCAAACAAACACGCCTATGAATTGGGACTGGGTGTATCCTTACCCCGACGCCCCTCTTATCAATCACATAATGGAACACAGCGAAACGATGTGTCAACCGGGGGACCGAACGTTCGGAATCCAGCAACAACTTCAGTTCATTCTTCCGGCTGTGTCGTTGCGCAAGGCCAAGAAGCTCGTAAAGTTCCCCGACGAGTTGTATGCCGAAACACGCAATCCATGGATGAAGCGTCACGAGTGGGAAATGAAGCCACGCATTTCTCTTCCATGGAATCCGACTAACGCCTTAACTGAAATCGTCCGCCTTTGAGACCGATTGAAAACCCTTTGGAACTCACTTCTGCAAGCGTTCCGTTAGGACGCATCATGTGTCTCGTTGCTGGGTTCTCATCAACAGGGTCAACCACGTTTTCCCCCAATTGAAATGTCCGAGTTGAATCCTCCGTTTTGTGATTCCAGTAATCACTGTTTATCCTCTGCAGTTCTCTCACGTGTGCTAGTTTCATCATTCCCTCACCCGACATTTCTCGAGACCAATTTCGTGATAAATACTCAATGTATTTGGCTCGGTAGACAAATGCACTGGTAATGACCGTATTGGACCGAAACGTGTCTATACACGCCTGAACGGTTGCTGGCTTGGGTTTATTGAGGCGATTGTTCACGGTGTTGTGAGCCCTCGCGACAAACAAAAATAGATTGAACCTGCTGTCTGCCCAATCTGGATGTAAGGACGTATAGTTCTGGAAAAGGATCTTGAAATGGTGATAGCAGTGAATGCACGTAAGTGTCTCTCTAAACGCATCCATGAAGCGTTTGAGTATTTCCTTATCTGCGTGCGAAGGGTTCTCCGGATACAGCATAGATACTGAATGAAGCGTCATCCAACCAAGCGGACCCCATAAACTCGTCATTCTTGTTAATTATGAAAGTGAAATGAATCCGGCGGTAATTCCGCCCTCTAGTATTTTACGAGCGATTGCCGGAGGAGTCGTTTTGCTTTTCAAAAGACCGTGTTTCTGAGCGACTTCTTTGACTTGGGAGTCGCTCATTTTCTTCAACTTCTTGCGTATCGTTTTACTCCGTCGTTTTGTTCCTGAATCCGTGAGGATTTGAATGCGACTGCGCCTTGCAGTTTTCTTTAGAGGAGGAGACTTTGCAGGATCGGCAACTCCCTTTACTTTCAAAATACTTTTCAACGGTTTTCGGAGAGTTCCTGTGGATTTAGGTTTGGGTTCACTCTTTTCAGAGGGAATAGGAGGTAGCGAATCCTGTCCCATTTTTGTGACCGTAACGATTTTTTCACTCATTCTCTTTGAAAACGAATAAGATAACATTTACGCCAGAAGTGTATCAATAACCTACGATGGAGTGGAACGCTGTTCGGTCGTATTTTAACACGAAGGGAGTTTCTAGATTGGTAGAGCATCAAATCGATTCGTTTGAAGATTTCGTTCGCAATAAGATCCCACTCATTGTTGCCTCTACTGCTCCGATCGTCGTGTGGCACGAGCAGGACGAGACTACAAAGAAATACAAATACGAGTTTCGGCTTTCGTTTGAGAACATCACGTATTTGAAACCGAGAATTCAGGAGGCGACTGGACGCGTGAAGCCGATGTTTCCCCAGGAAGCCCGAGTTCGCAACTTCACGTATGCGGCTCAAATGTTCTGCGACGTTCGCTTTGTTGCGCGGGCGTATAAGGGACAGACTCTCGCAGAGCACGACGAGTTCGTTCGCGTCTTCTCAGGCGTGTCGCTTGGAAAGATTCCTGTGATGCTCGGTTCGTCTCTTTGTATTCTCAACGACTATCCTATGTCCCGGGAGGAGATGGGAGAGTGTCCCAACGACCCACTCGGATACTTCATCATTCACGGAAGCGAGCGCACGATTCTGTGTCAAGAAAAGGTGGCAGACAATCGCACGATGGTATTCTTCAACAAGAAGACGGTATCCAAATACACTTACTCTGTGGAGACCAAGTCGCTCCATGAATCGTTCACCACGCCTCCCAAGAAACTGGAGATTCGTATTTCTGCAAAGTTTAATGGATTGGGGTATCCTCTCACGATCTGCGCTCCCCGATTCCGCGAGGAACTGCCGTTGCTCATATTCTTCCGTGCACTCGGAGTGGAATCCGACGAGGAAATCGCCAAGTTGATTTGGAAGGACGATTTGGATAACGCAGAGACGTTGGCTGCGTCATTCAAGGAGTGTGCTGACGCAGGGGTGTATACTCGGACAGACGCAATCCAGTATCTTGCAACCCATCTCCAATACACGACGACGCACGAGGACAAGTGCGCATACGTCAGAACTCTTCTGGAGACCGAGTATCTTCCGCACGTAAAGTTCGGAGGCGAGTCAGCGGGTTCTCAAACTCTGGAAGCCCGCAAGTGTCTTATCACCGCATCCATGGTTCGCAGAGTCATTATGGCAGAGCAGGGCAAGATTTCGGTGGACGATCGCGATGCGTACCCCAACAAGCGCATCGTGACAACCGGATCTTTGTTGACCCATCTGTTCCGCCAGCTCTTCCAGAAGGTTTGCAAAGACATTCGCGGAAAGTTCGTGAACGAGGTCAACAACGACACGTGGAAGAAGCACGAGACGCCTCAGCCTTTGGATGTCCTGAACGTCAACAACCTCTACAAGATTCTGAAGGTGTCTACGATTGAAGGCAAGCTGAAGCAAGCCCTTGCGACAGGAAACTTCACGGTTCAAGGACTTGGAACGTCCAGTTCTGCGTCCATGTCGAATGCAACCAAGGTGGGTGTATCGCAAGTCCTGAACCGGCTATCCTATCTCGCTACAATCAGCCATTTGAGGCGAATTCAGACGCCGGTAGAAAAGTCGGGGAAGCTTCTGGCGCCACGCAAGCTCCACGGAACCAGCTGGGGATACGTCTGTCCCGTTGAGACTCCGGAGGGTCATTCCGTCGGTATCGTGAAGGCCATGTCCATGCTAACCTCCATCACGCAGCACACGCCTTCCTCAGTAACACTCCAACTCCTGGAGAAGATGTCTGGGATTGATTGGATCAACGGGATTCGCACGTATGAGGGAACCTCTATCCTTGTGAATGGAGTGATTGTCGGGTATACGAAAGATCCGGCTCGTATCCACGCAGAGCTCAAGGACGCCAAGCGGCGCTTCCAGCTCCATCCTCATACCGGCGTGTCATGGCACATTCTTCTCAACACAATTTCCGTGGAGTCGGATGGCGGTCGCGTCGTGCGTCCTCTCTTCCGTGTAGAGAACCAAGCGTGTCTTCCGCATCCTGCGTCAGAGATCTGGAACGACTGGGCAAAGTCGTGCGTGGAGTACATTGATTCTGCAGAGTCAGACACTGTGCTTGTGGCAATGACGCCAAAGGAGATCACGAAGAACCATACGCACTGCGAGATCCATCCCACGATGATTCTGGGACATATGGCGTCCAGCATTCCCATGTCGGATCACAATCAGTCCCCGCGTAATACGTATCAGTCTGCTATGGGCAAGCAGGCTATTGGAATCTTTGCTAGGAACTACGCCAAGCGTCTGGATAAGAACGGATACATCTTCTGCCAGCCCGCTCGGCCGTTCGTAGAGACTCGCACGATGCGGATTCTCAAGACAGAGGAGATGCCCTTTGGAATGAACGCCATCGTGGCCATCGGAATTTACGGAGGGTATAATCAGGAGGATTCCGTGATTCTCAACAAGTCTGCCGTGAATCGTGGCCTGTTCCGAACGCTCTACTACACTCTCTACAAGGACGAGGAGCATCGTAACGTGACGTCGGGCAAGGAGGAGAAGTTCCTGCGGCCCATGCGTGAGAACACTCGGGGCTTCAAGACGTCTTCGTATCATGCCATTCAGGACAACGGGCTTCCAGCCGTCGGATCCATGATTCACGAGAACGATGTCGTCATTGGAAAGGTCACGAATCTTAAGAACGACACAAACGGATATGCCTATCGGGACTCGTCGACTACACACAAGAACTCAGAAACGTGCAGAGTAGATGGCGTTTGGCAGGACAAGAACTCGGACGGATATCCTTTCGTAAAGGTCCGTGTCGTGTCCGAGCGTGTCCCTGAAATTGGCGATAAGTTCTCGAGTCGCCACGGCCAGAAGGGAACGTGTGGAATTCTGCTGAACGAGGACGATATGCCGTATACTGCATCGGGTCTGCGCCCAGACCTTATTATGAATCCTCACGCAGTTCCCTCTCGCATGACGATTGCCCAGCTGATGGAGACGATGTTTGGAAAGGTGTGTTCCATGAAGGGAACGCTTGGAGACGGAACGCCATATTCGCACTTAACTCAAAAAGAACTCCGGGAGCAGATGATTGCTCTCGGAATGCACCCGTATGGGAATGAGATTCTGTACAACGGCCAGACCGGAGAGATGATGGAGGCCGAAATCTTTATGGGTCCCACATTCTACCAGCGCCTCAAGCACATGGTGACGGACAAGAAGCATTCACGTGCTCGTGGCCCTATTGTGTCTTTGACTCGCCAGCCATGCGAGGGTAGGTCTCGTGATGGCGGATTGCGTGTTGGTGAGATGGAGCGTGATTGTATGTTGTCGCACGGCGCTGCAATGTTCACAAAGGAGCGCCTAATGGATGTGTCCGATCCATTCACGACGGGCTTCTGCAAGTCGTGTGGAACACTCGCTGTAGTGAACCCTAAGGAGAACATCTACCACTGCGGGTCATGCGGAGCTCAGACACACTTTGAGTTGAAGACGATTCCCTATGCAGTCAAGCTATGGGCTCAGGAGCTAGAGGCAATGCACATTGTTCCCCGTATGGTCTTTGAGTAGAACGATAGACTATCTATACATTAATAATTTACGCAAACCACGATATTATAAACAAATGAAACAGATTGCTATAATCATTCCGACGAGAAGCCGCCCTTCGAATATACAGCGTCTTCACGATCAATGGTTTCGGATTACAGACAAGTCTATTACTACCGATTGTATTATTGTTCTAGATGATGATAATGAGACGGAATATCCTCGTCTGGAAGGGTTTAGGTATATTGTCGTTCACAATACAGTCCGAGGCGTTGTGAATCCTCTGAATCAGGCTGCCATGCAGGTATGTAATGAATACGAATATCTTGGATTTTGGGGAGATGATCATTTTCCATTGACGCAGAGCTGGAATCTAATGTTTTACATCTCTCTCAAACAGAAGGTGAGGTATGCTATGGTATACGGAGACGACGGGATTCAGGGTCAGAACCTCCCGACGCACGTTGTCATGGACAGTTTGATCGTTCGTAAGTTGGGGTATATGGGTCACCCCGAGTTCCGACACCTTTACGTTGATGATTTTTGGAAATATATTGGAAACTACTTTGGAACTTTAATGTATATGGATGGAGTAAAAATTGAGCATAAACATTATTGTAACGGAAAGGCGCCTATGGATAATCTATATTCTGTCAACAATTCGGATATTGCGTTTCAAAGTGGAAGGGATGCATACCACAAGGTTGTGAATTCTCATGAGTTTCAGTCTAGTATTTGGAAGATGAAGACGTTATTTGAATGATTTTTAAGTCCCGTTGATTAGTTTTTTAAGAGAAGGACTGAAGACCCGTTGCTCTTAACAATAGTATAACCGGAAGAATAAACCGTATCGTAAAAATCGTTAAACGAAAAGACATATTTCAAAAATCTAGTTCCGTATGCAATATATTCGCCGGTTGAATGATTTTCTGCAATAGTCAATCTGCTGATAATAACATGCTTTGAACTATACCCCAGAATCTTCGCCAACGCAGCCTTTCCATCTGGCAAAATATCAAATAGTCCATTACAAAGTAGTATTGCGTTGCGATCAATTTCCTGCATATTTAGAGCATCTCCTACACGAAACTCGCCCGTAACCCACTGTTTCGATGCTGTAGAGACCATGTGTGGAGAGAAGTCAACTCCCAAATATGCGTTCTTGCGATTGTCCTTGCGCAATAATTCAAAGATAGCACCAACTCCACACCCCAAGTCAATAATTTTATCATGTGTCGGAATCAAATTAAGAATTTCAACCCAATGGCTTGGGTATGATGCCGTAGAATTCAATTCTTTCAAATTTAATGCTAGCTGTTGGGCAGGAACGTCTGAATTCAGCCATTCTAGAGCCATTTTTTAATATATGTGAGATTTATGTAAGTCGCAGTTGTGAATTGAATATATCAATTAACATTTGCATGTTATTATGGATTGATTCTGGGTGAGTTCCAATAAATCGGGTTGTAAAGCATGGTCCTCTACGTTGCGGTATCCATTCATGTACTCCTTGGTTACGGGTCTCAACTAACTGTTTTTGGGTGTCGTCACCATTCACCCAAGCAAGATACACGTCGTTAAAGTAATTCGGGATTGTGCCATTATTTACGAAAGTTGCATAATATCCTATCTTGTTAGAGACTTGTTTTGGGAATACGTATGAATAATGGTACATTTGAATTCCAGTTTCCCTGAATAAGCTATCGCTTGTAATATGCTTGCGAGGAATATTGTATGGGTATTCAATCGTAGGTGGGCGGTGTGATAACCAACGTGATCCTTTTACATACCTGAAAACTCTCAAGAAATTATCACATGCCTGCTCAAACCCAGTAAGGTAGTGTGTGAACCCGCCGTAGAATGTACAGCTTTGAACGCCCACACTTGTCGGCATCTCCTTCTGCAGAAAGGTCTTCATCTTCAAAATGTCTTCTGTGGTATATACTTCATCAGAATCAACCATCCATAAGTAATCAATGTCATCACGTATGTGTCTGGTATATGCGTTTGACTGGTCGTCCTTTTCGTTATACTGTCCGTGAACGACGATTAGTTTATTATAGGGATCTGGATAATTGTCAATTATATCGTTTGTCTTGTCTTCAGATGTTGTCTTACCTCGTTGTCTCCAAAAACGCACAGGTCCTTCCGATATTAAGATTTGATCAACGTGAGGATACAGCTGATCTAAACATTCCTTCAAGACATAATCTCCCTCAAATACTATCATGCCTACCGCAACTTTGATAGGCCCCATTGTATATTGGTAGTATAACTGACAGGTGTAAGTAGATTCTTCGATACTTTCAAATCCTCAAAATATCTCGCATGAAGCATTAGGAGTTCACTGCTTTGGTATGCAATATTATTACCATTCACCGGACAATAAAACGTACTAGGCGACACACATTCAAACGCATTCTTCTCAAAGTTGTGTCCAAACTTAGAGAAGTGACTGAAAACGTGTGGCAGTCTCTTACCATTCCAACTGATAAACCCAGCCGACAATTCAGAAGTATCATACAGTTGCCAATCCCACGGTGCTCCGTGTCCAATATTCTCGTCTATATACAACTCAGAATTACTGCATCTCTTTGGGAAGTATTCTAAATACTTCTGGTCACCACAGGTAGCATACTCCGGATACTTCTTAAATAACACCCCATCGCTCCACCAATCAAGAAGCTCCTTTCCGAGATTGGAATTTTTAAAGTAAACTACTCCAACATTGTACTTACCGCTTTGATAAAGATCAGGAGTCCCATCGTCAAGAAACCGATGCTTAAATATTCCACAATCTTTACTTCCGAACTCATTAAATAGCAATGAAATATCTTTGTGGAATACAACATCCGAATCTATATACGTTACCGGAGCATTGATTACATCTATAACGTGCTTTGTAAAATAAGACGCAAGTGTCCATAGAAAATATTTATATTCGTCCGTTCGTAGTGATAAAAATTGATTCCGACGATTCGAGTTTGCGTCTACATATATTGACTCTGGACGATACGGGATTATCTTGACGTTGTTGCCTCCTATAGAAACGAATCGGTTCAGCTTTTGGAAGCTCGCTTCGTCTACGCAGTAGTAATGGATTACCAGAGGTATACTTGTAGTTCTACACAGAGAACGTATACATGTCAAACCCAATACAAGATACTTTTCATCCGAAAGGATTGTTATATGCTGTGGATTCATTTGATGACAATAAGGGCTCCCTATCTAAATAAGTTCTGAATTGTCAACTAGAGTTTGAATTATATAAGTCTGCTCGGTAGAAGTGAGAGAAGTGTGGATTGGTATAGACAATACAGTCCTAGAAAGAGCCTCTGCATTTTCAAACTTAAGATGGTTAAACTCTGAAAAGGCTTTTGATTTGTAGAATGGAATTGGATAGTGAATTATGGTTTCAATCCCGCGGGTTGCCAAAGAATTCATCAATACATCTCTTTTGTCAGTTTTGATTACATACAAATGGTAGGAATGAAACACACGATCGTCATGGTTACGAACATGATTCAACCCAGAATCGGTATAATGTTTAGCAATTACTCGTTTATCTAGAATTGTCTGGTCCATATATTGAAGTTTCTCGCATAAGAATGCAGCTTGGATTGAATCCATCCGAGAGTTTGTACCCTTCAACGAATGAATATACTTTTCAGTAGATCCTAAATTTCTTAGTTTACGAATACATTCGGCCGTTTCCTTATTCTTGCAAACAACTGCGCCGGCATCGCCCAACGCTCCTAGATTCTTTGTAGGATAAAAGCTGTGACACGAAATATCTCCAAACGATCCAAGTTTCTTATTGTTCCAATAAGAGCCGAGCGATTGTGCACAGTCTTCAATAACAACGATGTCTTTAAGATTACACATGTCTGTTAACGCATCCATATCACAACAGTCTCCGTATAGATGAACGACTAACACAGCCTTCGTATTGGAAGTTATTGCAGCTTGAAAGTTAGCGATACTAAACAATCCGTTCGGATCACAATCTACTATTCGAATTTTGGCATTTGAACGAAGTGCCCCAAATGCGCATGCTATGTATGCGTTTGCTTGAATTATGATTTCGTCATTCTCAGTTAGTCCAAGGCTTTCGAACGCTAACTCGAGCGCACCAGTTCCAGATCCTACTCCGATCGCATATCCTCCTCCCAAGTAAGACGCTAAGGAATCTTCAAATTTACGAACTGTCGGTCCAAGTATGTAAGACCCAGATTCAATAGTTTCCTCTAAATTTCGGATATACGCTGACGTAAGCATTTTGTTGTAATCCCTTGCGTTTGTCATATTGATTCGGAACGAGGATCCAATCGGATTCGGTGCCGTCATTTTGTTTAAAGAGAGCCATCTGCTTAAATCATCATATATGGCAGCTTACATTGTTTCGTTAAACCCTAAAATTAACGAAAAACCTGGAGCCCTTATTGCGATTGAGAATGGTACTATTGGGTTTGATGTAAAACGGGTGTTCTATATTTATGGGACCCAGGGCGATATTAATCGCAGAGGTAATCACGGACACACAAATACAACTCAATTTATAGTCTGTTTGTCAGGCGAAACTGATATAGAAACGACATACAGAGATGGAAGTTCTCAAATGTTCAAGCTATCGTCTCCGAACGCAGGTCTTATGTTGCCACCGTTCAATCATATCGTTATGAATATGAAAAATAATGCGATTCTAATGGTAGTTTGCGATGCGGAGTTTAAAGATGAAATAAGTTATACGGACAAAGTATACTATGCCAAATTTTCGTATCCCCCACCTTCTTGATGCGGATATACCTATGTTTTACAAATATATCGATAGTGCAAAAGTGTATTTAGAATTCGGGTCTGGCGGGTCTACATATCAAGCGTCATTGCGTAAGAATATCAGTAAGATATACTCAGTTGAATCAGATCCATGGTTTATTGAGAAAATGAAAAGGCTTTTACCGCACGATTCCAACGTAGAATTTAACTTTTGCGATGTAAATACTATTCAAGATACTTGGGGTGAACCTGGTGAAGGTTGCACTGTAAAACAAAAAAACGAATTATTCGGACTATGCTCTGACTTGTAGTCTTGTTCCGGACTTTGTTCTTATTGATGGGCGGTTCAGAGTGGCATGTGCATTAAAATGTTTTATTGCATTTCCAATTACAACTGTAATTGCGTTTGATGATTTTAAGCATCGGACACAATACCATATCGTCTTAGACTTTTTTGATATTATTGAAACGACTCAAGATGGAAGTATGGTTATTTTGAGAAAGAAGAACGTAGATGCTCCGACCGAAGACCTTTTATCTAAATATAGCATTATATCCGATTAGATTGACATTTAAATGTAACAACGGGTTATATTGAAAATGTCGTTCTGCATTGTCTACTTGGCAAGCCCAAGAGGGCGCCGTATTGGATGTTGCGATTTTTCTCGCAAGTTTGACATTCTCAAATCGTCGCTCGCTATATCGACACGTCTTTTTCCTAAAACGGATATCTACATTTTCCACGAGGACTTTGAAACTGAAGATTTTAAGGCCCTTCCAGACATAAAAGAGTATATTAAAGTCGATTTTTCTGGATACGACGATGTTTTCGTAAAGCATGTTTTTCCAAAGGGGTATATGCTGATGTGTAGGTTCTTCTCAGGAGTCCTACAAAAGTATCCTCAACTAAGCAATTATACGCATTATATGAGACTAGATGACGACTCTTATTTCATGGAGCCAAATATCAGTGAAGAGCATGTTCAGAAAATGTTGAAATATGACTATGTATATAGGTCGTTATATCACGACCTTAAATATCATCAAGAGCTTTTTGACTTTACCGTTGGTTATCTCAAATCAGCGGGTTATCCTGTACAGTTATTATATCCCGAACTAGTAAAATCTGGAGTATTAGATGGTAACAATAAGTATACTGGGCTTGCACCGTATAATAACTTCCACTTGTCAAGCATTTCATTGTGGAATCATCCAGTAGTGAAATCGTATATCGACAAGATTGAATCAGATTCTAATATACTAAAAAAGGGGTGGCTGGATTCAAACATTCATGGAATGATAATTTTTCTAATCACACCGTTCATTGGGAAGATGGTGCATCACGATGGAACGTTTGGATACAGACATAACAAGCACGTATCGATTCAGAACGCAACTTGGATTCAATGGAGAGACGATCTTCCGTTTCATCCTTAAACAACGCTATTCATGTCGCAATTTGTTCGTCTGAGATTTAATAGTAACATACTATAGATTATATAAATGATCCCGATTGTAATAGTTCACGCTGGCAATTCGTATTATTTGAAAGACACGTTAACACACGCCAAAAAGTGTTCCGATCGTGTTGTACTTCTAGGCGACGAATCAAATTTCGGAGTTATAGATGGAATTGAACACTTTTCATTGACAAGTCTACGGTGTCCTGAATTGGACGAGTTTGAAAATAATTTTGTAAACTATTCTACGAACTCGGAATATATTGAGAAATTTTGCTTTTCTCGAGTTTTCTATTTACGAACATGGATGAAGATGTCGGGGACACCGACATGTGTCTACATTGACAGCGACGTTGTTCTTCTAGATAACGTTAACAATCTATTCAATGGAGAACTTGCGTATTTGTATACAGTCGGAACGTTTAGCGCAAGCATCCATACATCGTGTATAACTATTGACTTTACAAATGAATTTATTCAGTTATGTAAAGATATCTACGTGAACAAGACAAAGCATCACTTAATAGAGGATAAAATCCGCAATCACGTTGAGAATAATATTCCTGGAGGGATATGCGATATGACGCTCCATGCAATCCTCAGCCGTACTCTAAAGGTGAATAATTTAAACTCATTCATAAACGGCGAATCAACGTTTAACGATAACATAAATGATTCTCATGGCCCAAACGGACGGAATACGTTCAAGATGACAGGAAGCTTAATTGAAATAACAAGAGAAGGTACCCGTTTTTATGTGTATACGAATGATGGAAAGAAAATCAGATTGAATAGTATTCATTTCCAAGGCCAAGCAAAGAATCTTATATATCCGTTCATAAAATCCGTTTAAACATTCATAACCTTATAAACTAAAATGCAAATAACACGGGAAATAGTTCGAGAGTTTTTAGATCTATACAAGCTATCTCCGTTCATGGATAATCATGGTGGAATTGAGGCGCCGCATTGTTTCTGGGTGTGGTACTTTCTAAAACTTGTTAACCCCGAGGTTGTTATTGAAAGTGGTGTATGGAAGGGTGGAAGTACGTGGCTTATAGAGAAGACATGTCCTAACGCAAAAATAATTTCAATTGAACCTGCCATGTGGCGAGTGGAGTACAGATCTCCGTCTGTTACCTATACCACTAAAGATTTTAACGAGCACGACTGGTCATCTATATTGGGCGTAGAGACCTGTAAGAAAACACTTGCGTTCATTGACGATCATCAGAATAATTACGAACGCCTGAAGCATGCATATAAGAATTCTATCGGTCATATGATTTTCGAAGATAACTATCCCACTATGCACGGTGACGTGTTGTCTCTAAAGAAAATTCTTTCAAACTCGTTTCATGTTATGGATGTGGATAATACCAGAACGGTCAAGCCAATCCCCTCCGAATATAAGGATGATGTATTGCGCATGTGTGAATATTTCGAATGCCCTCCAGTATTTCTTGATACTGAAATTACTAGATGGAACGATAAGTTTAGCGATCACAATTGCAAGCCTCCGATATTTACCGAACTGGAAGATATTTTTACAGAGTTCAAGAAAAAGCAACTATCGTACACCTTTATTGCGTATGTTACTGTAAAATCACCGTAATATTGTAGCTGTTATTGGAAATAACCAAACTACGGTTTAAAGTTTAAACGAGCTCTAAGACATTCATCTAATGAAAAAGGTTGCCATCATCTCCGGCGTAAATGGACAAGACGGATCTTACTTGGCAGAATTCATTCTCGATAATAACGAGTATGACGTTTTAGGAGTTACGCGCAGATCATCGACAGATAAAAATACGAATATTCAACACCTTATTTGCAATCCTAGGTTTAGGATATTTGAAGCCGATTTGTGTGATTTTTCATCCGTATTATCTTTATTTGGACAACTAACTGATGGGAAATATGATCGGATTGAGATTTACAATTTAGCAGCTCAATCGCACGTTCATACGTCATTTGTTCAACCAGAATACACTGCGAACGTAAATGGCCTAGGACCTTTGAGAATATTGGAAGCAATTAGGTCGCTTGGTCTTCATAAAATTACACGAATGTATCAGGCATCAACTTCCGAAATGTATGGAAAAGTGCAAGAAGTTCCTCAGTCCGAGACAACGCAGTTCTATCCTCGCAGCCCCTATGGAGTGTCAAAGCTGTATGGGTTTTGGATAGTTAAAAACTATCGTGAAAGCTATGGCATGTTTGCGTGTAACGGCATTCTATTTAATCATGAATCGGAAAGACGTGGTCTAGATTTTGTCACACGAAAGATCACTTCCGGGATTCCAAAAGTTTATGGAAAGGAAAAGAATATAATCCGTCTCGGTAACCTTGATTCAAAGAGAGATTGGGGGCATGCCGAGGATTATGTCAGAGCTATGTGGCTTATGCTTCAGGCCGATAATCCCGAAGATTACGTTATTGCTACCGGAGAGATGCGAACGGTCCGCGACTTTGTTGAAACAGCGTTTAAGGTAGTTGGTCACACAATAACGTGGTCAGGCGAAGGCGTGAATGAGATAGGAACCGACGAAACTGGTGAGACGGTTGTGTCGGTAGACCCTGCGTATTATCGGCCATGTGAAGTTGATGTTTTACTTGGAAACCCAACGAAAGCTGAAACATGCCTCGGGTGGAAGCGCATCGTCTCCTTTAAAAATCTAGTATCTCGTATGGTTCAAAACGATATGGCTATATACACAAAAAACACGCTTTCACGGATTTAGGTTATTATATTTAACATGACCCTCTACATTTGCCCTACCGACGAGCTATCCCATGATCGCATCAAGGCCCAGCTGAACGTTCATAGGTATACCGATTCCGGTTTTGATATTCCCATTGGCACTTATCATGTCCGACTCTCCATTCATGCACATTCTTTTTCACTTGGAATTCGTGTTGCTGCCGTAGACTCTAACAATAATCCTATACCTTGCCTCATTCTTCCTCGCTCATCTATTTACAAGACTCGCTTTCGTATGGCCAACTCCATCGGGTTGATTGATGCCGGATATCGCGGGGAAGTTCAGGCAAAGGTGGATGTGCTAAGTTATGGACGGGCCGATACAGACGAACATCCTTTTGAGGACGGCCCGGATGGATCTCGTCTCTTCCAAATTTGCCAGCACAATTTCCTTCCATGGAAGCGGATTGTCATTGTTCCGTCTCTCACAGAGCTTCCCACGTTTTCTGACGACTCCCGTGGAGAGGGTGGATTTGGATCTACGGGCACGCATACCGCAAACTATACTGGCGTAGATTACATCCGTTAAACCATAGGATAAATCAGAACCAAAGAGATTGTGTCGTGAATGATGGCACCCCAATACGCAGTGTACCATGTGGTATTCAATCCAAACACCATTGCTACAATCAACACTATTGACCGCAAAAATGTGTTCAATACTGGGTTGGAAGTGGGGAGAAGAAGGACGTTCATTTGTGTAAAGGAGCGAATATTGGTTCGCGGTCGCTTGCGGGCATATTGCGTGAAAATATTTTCCCACTCATAGTTATAAACACAATATGGGTGGCGGTCTTATGCAGCTCGTGAGCTATGGTGCGCAGGACATTTACATCTCGGGCAACCCCCAGATTACCTTCTGGAAGGTGCTATACAAGCGCCATACCAACTTCGCCGTGGAGTCCATTGAAGTCACCTTCAACGGTCAGGCCGACTTTAACAAGCGCGTGACGGCCGTCATCAATCGTAACGCCGATCTTATGTACAAGACTTACGTCCAGGTCGTGCTCCCCCAGATTTCTCTTACAAACACGGCCTCTACGAACACGTTTGGACTCACTGGAACCCAGCAGGGTTTCCGATGGCTCAACTACATCGGTCACCGCCTGATCAAGCAGGTTGAGGTTGAAATTGGCGGTCAGCGCATTGATCGTCAGTATGGCGACTGGATGCAGATCTGGACCCAGCTGTCTACCGATGCAGGAACGATCTCGGCGCTAGACCACATCATCGGAAACACCCACGACCTCGTGCTCCTGAAGCGCACGACCGGTCTGGATCTGGACGCGACGTGCGCCGCGAACGAGACCACGATCTCATGCGTGCCTCGCAGGGGAACGCCTGCCAAGACGCTTTACATTCCTCTGCAGTTCTGGTTCTGCCGCAACCCTGGTCTCGCGATCCCCCTCATTGCGCTGCAGTACCACGAGGTCCGCATCAACGTGGACTTTGAGACGTGGCAGAACTCCATGTACTACGAGCAAGGTCTCGGCCAGCCGGGAGTCGGAGGATCCGCCCCCTCGGCTCAGTCCCTGGCCGCCGCCTCCCTGTATGTTGACTACGTCTACCTCGACACCGAGGAGCGCCGCCGCTTCGCTCAGCAGAGCCACGAGTATCTGATTGAGCAGGTGCAGTACACTGGCGCCGAGTCCATCACGAGCTCTTCCAACAAGATCCAGCTGAACTTCAACCACCCCGTCAAGGAGCTCTTCTGGGTGGTGCAGCGCGACTCGTTCGTGGACTGCTCTAACCAGAACTGGATTGCGTCGGTCGGCGGTCCTCAGCCTTTCAACTACTCCGACGACTTCAGCACGGAGGGTCTGATCATGTCTCTGCTCTCTACTGCCCAGCTCAGCCCCGGCTCCCAGCTAAACTACATCAGTGGATCTAACATGTCCGCCGCCACTGCCAACCTCGGACAGGGTCCTTCGCAGTCGTCTTCGCTCATTGGCGCTGACACTCAGGATATTACGGGCACCCAGGAGTTTGAGTCCGGTGTGAACTACCTGCTCGCCAAGGTGATTCTGGACTCGGGCATTCGTTGCGAGGGCAAGAACCCTATTGAGGTCGCCAAGCTCCAGCTGAACGGCCAGGACCGTTTCACGGAGCGTGAGGGTGCCTACTTCGACAAGGTGCAGCCCTTCCAGCACCACAGCCGCACGCCTTCTACGGGTATCAACGTGTACTCGTTTGCGCTGCGCCCCGAGGAGCACCAGCCCAGCGGCACGTGCAACTTCAGCCGCATTGACAAGGCGACTCTCCAGCTTACTGTGTCCATCAACACGGTGGTCGGTTCTCGCACGGCGCAGGTCCGCGTGTATGCCCTGAACTACAACGTGCTGCGCGTGATGAGCGGCATGGGCGGTCTGGCTTACTCCAACTAAACGTTGTTGCGTGGTGGTAATCAACATAAAATATAAAAACGGGGAAACCCAAAATTGAGATTGGAACTCCAAATTCAATTTTGTGATAAATATATAATGTGGGAGTTTGTTGATAAGGTGGTGTATATCAATTTAGATTATCGCACAGACAGACGCATTTCTATGGAAAAATTCTTTGAGGCCGGAAAAATTCCACAAGAGAAAGTTGTTAGATTTTCTGCAATACAACACGAAGTTGGTCCTGTTGGAGCCTATATGAGTCATATCGCAGTCCTTAAATTAGCCAAGTCCAATGCATGGAATCGGGTTCTAATACTAGAGGATGACGTTATGTGGAAAAACTTTGAGAATGACTACGAGAGATTGTGTAAGCTAATAGAAAGCCAGACATGGGATGTGTGTATGCTCGGCGGAGTCTACATTGATACGACACCGCCAAAAATAAATGCTTCGTTCTCTGGATATTCGTATATTGTCCAATCTCATTACTATGACACTTTATTGTTGAATATGGAAGAAGGTTTGCGAAAAAGATTTGAGTTTGCAAACGGAATGCAACGCATTTCGTTCAGACCAAACAACAAGGCTGAGTATCTTCATAGATTGAAAAACAATTGGTATGCTTTGGACGTATACTGGATGAAACTACAGCTTCGAGATAAATGGATTGGAATGATAGAGCCGATGTGTGAGCACGATTTTAACTCGGATAGTGATGTTTCGCATTCACTTCAACAACAGCCCGTCGACATGGTTATTTTTGGCCTGCGACTAAAAAGTCTTATTGAAAAGGGAGAATATCCGATGTTGGTCTAACAATATAAGTTATTTCTGGAGACATTACGATTTTCTTGAATGATCTGCGGAACTTGTCCAACAAACAGAAATCTTCCCAATAAGACGGTTCAAACCACATGTTATTCTCTTGAAACAATGAAGTCCTTGCGCAGAAGGATATACCGACATTATTTTGGAAAAAATCTGTATGTTCTGGCGGAGGAATTGTTCGTTCAGAATCTTGCATTCTGAATATAATGACATCGGGCTTGTGGTATAATTGACGATGAAACGCATCAATGTAATTTGGTAATAGAATATCGTCGTCATCTACAAATCCGACCCATCGCGTTGTTACGAGTTTAATAGCTTGATTTCGTACAGCTCCAGCACAGTTATAGTATCCCTGTTTTTGCACTGCGCAAATGGATATTCTAGCGTCGTCAGGATAATATGTTGGCTCTATGCCGTCAAAAACAATAATAGCCTTCCAGTTCGGGTCGTTCAATTTTTTGAGAGATTCAATTGTTCGTGAGAGTGTTGGTCTTCCAATCGAAGGGATTATGAAGGTTATGTAAGGAAACTCGTCGTATTTTTTTGAAGGAGTTCGTAAATAGCCGAGACTCATTCTATATTATATTAATAATGGAAAAGACGTTCGGGTTCATATTTACTAGACATGTGAATTCGGCCAAAACGAACGAATATTGGAAAGAATGTATACGATCCATTCGCAAACATTATCCTGTAACCACTCCTATTCTCATTATAGACGACAACAGTAATCGGGAGTATCTTGTAAATGCAGACATTCCTAACGTTCAAGTCATTCAATCCGAGTTTATAGGAAGAGGCGAGTTGCTAGCCTACTACTATTTCTATAAGCTAAGGCCTTTTGATAAGGCATGTATCATCCATGACTCAGTGTTCGTTCAAAAATATATTGATTTCAGCAAAATGAATGAAGACGTAAATTTACTATGGGGATTCTTTCCACATATATGCGAAGATTCTAAACATACACCCGATCTTATAAATAAATTGACTGATTCCGATACGTTAATGAGAATATATGAAGATACGAGCAAATGGGTTGGGTTGTTTGGATGTATGAGCGTAATAACACTTCCGTTCTTGGATATATTAGCCGATAAATACAATCTATTTATATTGTTGGAACATGTGAAATCTAGACCGGATAGAATCTGTCTTGAACGAATATTAGGTATATTATTTGTAACAGAAATCCCTGAATCAAAAAATAACTTATTGTTAGGGGATATTGCGCGATTTCCATATAATTTCAGATTCAGATATGAACATTATTTAAAATGGCTTGAAATTAAATACCCCGTAAAAACATTATCGTTTCGCCCGAATTGTTCGGTTAACACCGAGTTTGATGATCATCCATTCATAAAGGTATGGTCTGGACGCTGAAATATTTTCAAGATAACCTAAAATGTGGGACTTCGTTGATAAGGTCGTGTATATCAACTTAGATCACAGGGAAGATCGGCGTATTCTCATGAAGAAGTTCTTTGAAGAAGGACAAATTCAAGCCGAAAAGGTAGAGCGCTTTTCTGCAATACGCCACAAAGTTGGGATTGTTGGATGTGCGATGGGGCATATTGCAATCTTAAAAAGAGCAAAGGCGGAAGGATGGAAAAGCGTATTGGTTTTAGAAGACGATATGCAGTGGAAAGATTTTGAGAACAATTATAAAAAGCTCGAAGACCTTGTGACATCAAATACGTGGGACGTTTGTATGCTCGGCGGGTTATATATTGAAGCCACGCCTCCAAAGGTTCATATTGCAGTCTGCACAAACGCCTACATCGTCAAATCGCATTACTACGACACGTTATTGGAGAATTTTGAAACGGGACTGCGTAAGAAGCTAAATGTGAGACCCCCTAGATTTTTTGCAAAGACCGAAAAAAGCATGAAGGAATATTACGAACGAGTCAACTCAATGAATCAGTTCAATGTCGATGTATACTGGTTCAAATTGCAGTTGAAGGATAATTGGATAGGAATGATGGAACCGATGTGCGACCAAGCACCTACCTACAGCGATATATATAACGAAGTCGTGGTTCACCAAGAATTTGATAAGGAACGATTACGCGATGCGGTAAACGATATGAAAAGATTGATTGCTACAAATCAATTATAATGGAAGAACTTGCATGTAATTACGTCGGATCCTTTGGTCTTTTAAAGTCGTGCCATCGCCGTTCTCCGACTCCAATTTCGGATTTTGATGGATTAGATCCGAATTGGTATTTGGATCTATTTCCAAATTGCGTTGTTCATGTATGCCCGCAAGCACTTCCGAATTTCGTAAAGAAGGTTCTCCCGTCCATTTCTGTTCCATTCAAGCTTTTGACCAACAATTCGGATGTAACGTTGCCGAACGATTACGTTTCCGAATGTAACGTTATTCTATCCAACTCAAAGTTGGTAAAGTGGTTTTCTCAAAATTGGGTAGGGAATCATCCGAAAGTTGAAAGGATTCCGATTGGAATAGATTATCATACTTTACGCCCCTCTTCAAAACCAAAATACGCATGGTCGGTTCCAGAACAAACGAGTTGGGGACTCAAGAAATTGGCGATAGAACAAGAGCGTCAACTTATGTCTATCAAGAACTCTTCGACGCATGAGGAATTAAAAGCTTACGCAAACTTCCAGTTCCTGATGTGGACTCGCTATGGAAAAATAGACAGAAAGGATGCGATAGAAGAGGTTCCGAAAGATTTGGTGTTTTACGAACCTGTGAAAACTACACGGGACGTTTGCTGGAAAAATATGGGGAAGTGCGCATTCGTTCTGTCTCCGCACGGAAACGGCCTGGACTGCCACCGCACATGGGAAGCTCTGTGTTTGGGATGTATTCCAATCCTGAAAACATCGGGTCTGGACCCTCTGTTTGCAGATCTACCTGTATGGATCGTCCAATCGTGGTCTGATGTAACAGAAGAGAATATGCGTTTGAAATTAGCAGAGTTCATGTCACGACCGTTTGCGTTTGAGAAGTTGACGCTCGGATACTGGCAATCAAAAATCTTCGCATAGAACAAATGCCTCACACGACTCGTAAGATTGGGTCTCGGCGCCAAGTTATGAATGGGAATGCGGAAAAGACGAAGGGCGGTCTCACGAAGAAGAACCTCAAATACAACAAGTGGGGTCGCATCGTCTCCGTCAAGAAGAGCAAGATGGGACACAAGCTTGCTTAAATTCTAATGTAAAATCAATGAAGGTGCGTTATTCTGCGCACGTTGACTCTGACGTCAATTACTCCAATCAAGCATTTTTGGATCTGCTTCAAATCTATTTGGCGGATCCGGACGGATGGGCTGGAAAAGGGTATGACTTTGAGTATCATCCAAATGCGAAGCTAAAGATTCGGCTATCGTCTCCTGCAACCATCACGAAAGAGTGTGGACTTCCTGGAAACTTATCGTGTGCGGAACTTGGTGGTAATAAGATGTATTTGAACTTTGATAGGTGGTTGAAGGGTTCAAAAGCAAGTAAGTTGGATCGGGATTCTTACAGGCAATACATGGTGTCGCACGAGATGGGACATATACTTGGACACGAACACGAGAAGTGTCCCGGTAAAAGCAAGCCGGCTCCAATCATGCTTCAACAAACGCTGGGATTGAAGGGGTGTCGCAAGAACACGAAAGTCTTTTAAACGAACGAGTCTTAATCACAGAAATGCCCGAATATGTTGTGGAGGCCAAGACGGTTCAGACGGGAGCCATACGCACTTTGAAGGAGGCTTTGAAGTGTATCCTTGTTGAGATGAGCCTGATCTTTGATAAGGACGGAATCCGGATGGTTGCGATGGACAATACGCGCACCGTCCTAGTTCATCTGCGCCTTTACGCCGACAAGTTCGAGAAGTTTGCGTATACTCACTCATCACCCAAGCTCGTGATTGGAGTGAACACGGACCATCTGTATCGCATCATCAAGACGGCCACGAACGACGATACCGTCACGTTTTACATTGAGCAGAATGACCCGAATACTCTCGGTATTCTTCTAGAGGACGGGGAGAAGAAGCAGGTGACTCGGTACAAGCTCAATCTGCTGGACCGTGACGAACCGGACATTCAGTTGCCCGAGACAGAGTTTGCGACGCACATCACGATGCCCTCGCTGGACTTCCAGAAGATATGCAGGGACATGACGCTGCTTGGAGCCAAGACGGTGGAAATTAAGAACGTGGGACCTTCCCTGACGTTTTCGTGTAAGGGACATTTTGCCTCTCGCACGACCGTTATGGGGGATTCGGAGAACGAGTTCAGTATTCAGAAGAAGGAGACGGATGAGATTGTGACTGGAACGTTCTCGCTTCCTCACCTTGTTCTGTTCACCAAGTGCACGAACCTGTGCAACAATTTGGAAATCCATATGAAGAACGACTGGTTCCTTATGATTCGGTATGTGGTTGCCAATTTGGGCGATATTAAACTGTGTTTGATGCCTTGCTCCACTTAACGCCCGAGCTGCTTCGTATCGTAAATGAACGACTTGAATGTGCCCATACCCATCACATCAACATCGTCTTTGTTTTTGCCAAGCATCTCATAACATCCCTTGTCGGAATTACATGTGCGTCCATCGTATTTCACGGGGAGTTTCATGTTTCCGTTCATGGTGTAGTATTCCCACAAACTAGAGGATTTCGGGGACGGACGTCCGAACAACGGGAGCATATTGCTTCCGTCGTTTAAGACGCCAACCTGCTGATAATTGTAATCGCGACCGAACAAATAGGGGTTCTCGCGCTCAGGAGGTTTGTAGGGATCGCTGTATACATCAAACGGGTGTTTGCGTACCGAATCAAAGTGCAGGCCTCCTTCTTTCACAACGACAGTTGATCTTCCTGAAAATATGAATAGAACGACGATCACCAGCAACCCTAAAACTAGGAGTGTTGTTGTGTCAACGCTTTTACGTGCCATTATTCTTCGGCAAGTAAAACATGTTCGGCGTGGATCAAAAAAAATGAGACGGTCATATAAACAAAATGCCCGTAACGAGTGTTTATCGCATTGGAGGCGGTTCCAGTATTACAACCGATAATTCGGCATCATTGGCGGCTCAGTCGGCTGCAAATGGAGCTCTGTCTTCAACCCTATCAAGCGCTGGAGTCACGCTGACAGGAGCGGGGTTGGGCGTTTCCACTGGCCTCAACGTCACAGGTTCC